ATAGTATTACGACAACCTTTAGACATATTTAAAATTTGTGTAGTCAATAATTTTTGACCGCCGCCTGGATGAAAAAATATTTCTATTATCTCGTTTACATCATCATACAACTCTAAAATTTGTTTTAGATTTGCTTTTGGATATTCATAAAAGACATCGTACGGATCGAATATGATACATTCTATATCTCTGTCCATCAGTGGAATAGCATCTCTTCGAAATGAACCTGGATGAAAATGAGAATCAAAGGTCAGTGTATTTTGATCTGATTTATTACTAGCATGAATTACACCGGTAATTGGTTCAAAACAACCATTTTTTTGAATGTCATTGACTAACCAGTGCATTTTGACAAATCTTCGATATATTGCTTCGATAGATTTACCATTAGCTTCGTAAAAAACATCGTAATCTGGGATATCCAAATGTGTTAAAAATGATTCTGCTTCTATACCCCAAGTCATTTCGTGCAACCATTTATTGGCAGATTTAGTTTTTGAATTAATTACACTAAGAGGCACTATCCTGACGTGTTTATATTCGTCATAAAATTTTTCTGCGAACGTGCCCTCGATACCGTCTTTAGGACCGCGGTACAACACGTGATAACGACCATGAAGATCGCCTCTGACAGGATCAGACATCCAATTTGTATCTAATTCTCTCATCCAATAATAATCTCGTAGATCTCTTTCCAGTTTTGTACACGTTTGATTGCTAAATCCCACTCTACGTTATGCTCATGAGCCATCAATAAACAGTTTAATCCAACTCTCTCACCAGCAAATGCATTATCTGGTTTGTCTTCAATCCAATAACAACCTGTACCTGCGTACTTAGTGAGAGCATCGTCTTTATCAGCACCGCAATCAAGGTACACATATTTCTCGAAGACCGTATGACCAAACGTCTCACAAAGATTCTTCGTCCTGAGATGTTGGGCATACTCGTCATCACTCAACGATGTAATCACATGGAATACATAGCCATGTTCTTCGTGTAGTTTACGAATGTATTTGATAGAGTCTCGAAGAGGAGGAATCTTACGGATAGAAGCAGACTCGTTGAACATGCGTGTTAGTCTCTTCTTCTCACACATACCTACTTCATACTTCTTACCAATATCATACTCTTCTGGTTTTTGAATACGATAGCCGTGGCGCTTCATCCACTGGTCGAATGAGTACATCCAATCCAGCATTACTCCATCACAGTCAGTGAGGATTAACTTGTCTCTCATACAACTAAACCAGTCGTTGCTTGTAACCACATCTTAGCGACTTGCTCTTCAGTATCACACATTAAAATCACTGCAGCTCGATTAAAAGTAATAGAATCTGGATTACGCACGCCTGTCAGACAAACACTAGGAGCAAAACCTACACCTTGTTCTGTCTGTACAAATGCTCGAGGGTTTTCTAAAGTAATAGTTGTGTCGTCTTCTTCTTTTAGACGACCGACCATTTCTCCGCCAGCTGTCACTAATGTTACTGTATCAGTCATTATTTTCTCCATAATATTTGTCAAATTTTTTCTTGCTCTTCTCGACTCGTCTAAGGAATTTATCCTCATCGATATCTAACATTTCTAACAGAGCAATTATCATTACGAGAGTGTCAGCAGCTTCTTCGAGCAACTTAGTCTCGTTTCGTTTTCCCCCACGATTTAAGTATTTAGAACATGCTTGAACGAGTTCACCGCATTCTTCTATTGCTTTTACTATCACATCATCGTTCATAAATTATCTCTGCATCTTCTTTCGACACATAGTTTTTAAAACTGATACCATATGTGGGATCAGGTTTCTGAATAGTTAAATATTCTTTGTTGAATGTTTCTAAGAGCGGAAATGTCTCACCAACGTGGGTCGAGTACCATTTGCTTTGGTCGCTGCATTTTATAATCTTCAATAATTCCATAGACAAATCCTGCCCACTTTTCATGTTCTTGTAGGAAAGAGACCGTAAGGCCTTCTTCACGGCCATGGGCTTCGATTTCCCATGGTTGGTCATAGTAATCCATCTTATCGTGGTCAATCTTTTGCTTGTGCCAGCGAGTCAGATTGGGGTGTCTATCATACGAGTACATCTCGCCACGAGCCCACTGTTTAACGTGAACCATTTCGTGGCAGATGACACGCACGAATTCTTGCAGATCGTCCATTGTATCAACACGAATAGTGTAGTCTTTAGGACGAACGATAGCATCTACATATTCGTAGATGACATCTGCATGTATGCCTTCCTTTTCTACCAAATCCTTGACACCGTTAACGGTGATCTGCAAGTCTTTGATACGAGGCATAAGTTTCTTGGCGCAGAAAGGTATAAGATCCCTAACCAACTTGCGCTGGACAGGGGTAACGTTTTTGGTGTATACTTTTGTCATACAATCTCCAAATTACAAGCCCATTCTACCATGGGGGGCTTCATTTGTACATGCCGACAAGTAACAATTTTTTCATAAGAAAATCAATAACTTACTTCTTTTTGTTTCCTATATTATATTTGGCTACTAAGTCCCAGTCGTGTTTATCCTTATGAGCAATAATCTTGATCTGATTCATAGGAGCTGCTGGTTGTTCTATACCGTTTTCGTTTACAACTGATATAAGATTCCAATCGGACAAAAGTTTAGTAATTGTATTGCGTCTGCCTTGGTCCTCTTCAGAGAAATTTGTAGGCTTGCCATCAAGGGCAAATAATTCTTTGAAGTGAACAATGTAATACTTGCCACGCTTATGAAGGATGTGACATGATTGATAGAGTTTCTTTTCTTTAGGAGATGCAATACCGATACGTGTAAGGGTTTCACGCACCTTGAGGAAATCGTCTTGACTCTGTAGTGTTACTTCAACGAGAGATTCTACCGCACTCATACTTAACCACCTTTTTCTAATTTTTCTTTTATTCTTCTTATTTGCTCATCAGACAGGATAGTTAGTGCTTGTGCTGCTCTCTCATTACTGTAGCCATAGAACTCTGCAACCGCTTCCACATCACTGTCTTGCTCTTTCTTAAACCACTTTGAGAATCTTTTACGTGGCCTAACAATATTTATAAGAAATTCGTATTGAAGGAGGTGATCTAGCTCGTGATGAATATTCATCTCGTTGGCAATAGCGACAGTATCTTGGAAGTATGACAGACCTCGATTGACGATGAAGGCGTTGTAGTCTTTCTCAGCGAGAGTATCGTTCTCTGTGTCTCGCATCATATTTTGCTTTGTGACGTTGATAGAGTTCAGATAATCAAAGGGACTCGTCGCCATAGTGGTCCTCCGTTTTCTGTTGTATAATATCCATCAACTTCTCACATTCTTCGCATACATCGAACGCGTACTCACCTACATATATTACAGCTGGTTCTTCTGGCAGTACATTACTACAGTTCGGTGTTTGACATTTTCTCTTTGGCTTTCTCTTGAACATCACCACCATCCTAAATTATGACCGTTATGTATGATTATCATGAAACAGGTAATCACATGGAGGAGCCACCAAAACGTCCTGATGATAGCTACTGCATCTGCTTGTGAATCTGTTTCGCCTACTTTTTCTCCGAGTGATTTGGCCCAAATTCTCCACATTACGAGAACTCACAGTTGACCATGATCTCGGTGAGGCATGCAGTCATGTTGATCTCGTGATCAGCAACGAATGCATCCTTATATTGATAATCAGCAAGGATCAACACGAGTTGAGGAACACTGCCAGGTTTTAGAAAGTCAGAACATTTGTTATAGATCTGACGAAAGATGGTAGCTGCTTCTACGTCTGAGTTGTCTGCGACCCACTTACGCACTGTTGTAAAGTCTTTACCTTTGAGCGCAGTGACGAGATCTTGTAGTGTAGTATCATGCAAATTGGCAAGTACGCCAACATCAATACGACCAGTAGCTGAGTATCGTTGGAGTTCATTAAGTATCCTTCTATTGTCTGGAAAATATTTATTGATGACTTCTGCAACTGCCTTCTGATCGAAGTCTACATTCTCAGATTTGAGGATGTTGATGACTCGCTTGAAGAGTTGAGCTGCCATGTCTGGCTTATCTTCTTTGGCGATCTTGAACTCGATCACACTACATCGAGAGTGAAGAGGTTCAATGATCTTGTTCTTGAAGTTGCAAGTCAGAATGAATCCGCAATTCTTGGAGTATTCTTCCATGAAGTTGCGAAGTGCTGGTTGAGTGGAGTTTGGATTGAGGTAGTCTGCTTCGTCGAGGATGACGTACTTACGACCACCACTGAGCGAGACTGATGAGGCAAACTGCTGTATCTCTACACGAAGTGTATCGATGTTACCATTCATCGAGCCATTGATGACGATGTAGTCGCAGTCGAGTTGTTCTAGCATTGCTCGAGCGACAGTCGTCTTACCTACACCGGGACCACCGGTGAGGATGAGGTTTGGAATATTATCTTGATCGATAAACTGTTGAAATGTTTTCTTGAGATCAACAGGTAGAATTGTATCACTTACAGTTTTGGGGCGATACTTCTCGACCCATAAAAAATCATCACGCATAAATCACCTACTTTCATTAAATAAATGCCAGTCGCCCCAATCCCTTCGCGCATGGCAGACACGTCAAGCTGTTCCGTGCCCCCTTTTGATCGTATTACTCGAAGGTTGAGTTAGCTTCGAGACTGATCCAATACTCTACATCGTCGGACACAAAGTGAGAAATGCCCTTCGAGGAAAGACTTACCGTGTAGGAGGACGGCAAGATCTTAACGTTTTCTGTTTTAAAAACTGCGGTAAAGGTACGATCGGTAGATCCAACTTCGATATCATATTTATCAGAAGAGGGATTTTTGGTGTCTGTTGCGCGAAGAACAACTTTGCCATCTTCGCCAACGACTACAAGATCTGGAAATGACATGACGCCAAGTGCTTTCATGATCTCAGCAAAGTTTTCTTGCTTGAGTTCGAACACGACATCAGCGGTACCAATATCAATGGGTTTTGCTGGAGGAGTAATGATCGTTGAAGGATCTGCAAATGTATAGCTGACCTTTCTACCAGGTGATGAGATGCTGACCATACGCTCATCAATCGCATACTCAGGATCTTCGAACAATGATACGACACCAAGAAAACGAGACAGATCATAGATAGCAAAAGTAGAAGGAATTACATCTTCGAGTTTGGCTTTGGCCATCATCGTTTTGTTTGGTGAAATAGTTTTTAGCTCGTCACCCTCTGTGAATTGAATAGAGGGATTGATAGCAGAAAAATTCTTCAATACCTGAATTGATCGTTGGTTTAACTTCATTTTTTATTTCCTTTCTTCACAAGTTTATTGGGATCCGCAGTTGCCGCTGCACCAATCTTTGCAATGTGGGCAAGAGAACCACCAAATACATAAGAACCTACGTGCTTCAACTGCATCCATGGACACATCCACACTTTCCGTCCCATACGTCTTACATTATAACAAAACATGTAGTCTTCAGACAAATATCTGTTCGAATATTGTTCTTGATGAATGCCTGTCTTCTTATCGGACAAAAACTCAATGACTTCATCTTTGGACGCATCTGGATTTTTGTCATAGAATGCAGTAATTTCATTCATCAAGTTCTGTGACTTGTCATCAATCAATGCATCAAAGTATGCCATGATTTCACGTGAACCATCAAATGCTTCGGTGCGAACATGATCTGGCTTGTACATAAATTGAGGATAATTCTTGTTGTATTCTTCAAACACACGCTTTTGAATCATCATAAATCCAGTACCGCCTTCTGCTACTTCAGCAGGTTCAGCAATCATGATTGATTTCGCTTTGACTGGATTAAAGACATAATCACCAACATAGTTCTCTAACTCATTGGGATTTTGATCAGCAACACCAGCATTGACTGCTTGTGTAATCTTTTCCCAAGAGATAGTCTTCTTCGGATATGGACCACACATGATGTCGTATTCGTCAGGATTTTGCATCATCAAACCCAACATGGCAATGACATCATCAGACCTAAAACCAATATCAGAATCAACGAACATCAAATGAGTTGCATCTGATCGCATAAACTCATCGACACAATAGTTACGAGCTCGTGTAATCAGTGACTCATTGAAGAGATAATAGAATTGCAAAGGAATTTGATACTTCGCCGTCTTTGCAGAAAGATCTGCCATCGATCGTGTATACATGCCTGCGCACATACCACCATACATCGGAGTTGCGATAAACAATTTTGTCTTTCGCAGCTCTTCAATTGGAACATTAATTTCCATAATATATCCTCACTTTTGTATATCCTACCATATTGTAGTATATTTGTAAACTAGAAAAATGCTTCGAGTGAATTTGTTTTCTTTTCACCTTCAGGTATGGGTGTGTACTCGATGTATGGCGCGTGGCTATATTCGTAGCCTTGCCAATGTGGATACCATCGACGAGAGAGATGCACTGACTGAGGTTTCTCCATATATTCAAAGTCTAACTCACCCTTACTATTTATCATCTCACCTACCCACTCATATAATTTTACATTGTCACCCTGATTTTTTTTAATCTCTTCACGAAATAGTTTACGAATAAAGTTACGTGATACCCAATCGCCACAAAATGGAGCACCTTTATGCCAACCAGTTTTTGGAATCTTTCGACTAGGATTTTCAATAGGAAGCGGTTCGTATAATTTGACATCTGCATTATAAAAGTCTGCAATGCCTCGAGCTTGTTCAATGTACTTACGTACTAATTCTTTTGTTGCTTCTTCTGGATTATCTTGTCGACAGAGGTGATGGCGAATGTCTATGTTGCCAAAATAAAACTCGATGTCAGTATAACCACCCCGTGGTATAAAACTATCGAGTCTCTCTTTTAATGCACCGTGTAATGTCTTAAATGGCACAGAGATATTCTTCCAACCTGGGCGATACATACAAATTGCATGACTATCACCGATTGCAATCTTCTTGTGAGACTGTAATTTGTTTGTATCCACAGTCTCTGCTTCTGTACAAATTCGTTTGAGATTGTCCCAATCT